CCATAAAAAAACATATTTCACCGTAAATAGTCGAAGATAGCGAAAATATGGGGAAGAAGCGGAAAGATAATTGGATTTATGCATACTACCAAAAAGTTAAGGATGGATCCGAGACAGTAGGACAATATATTGAGCTTGTTTTGGAATATCTCATCAAAGGTATAGAGTCCAAAGAGTTCTTTTACGATCAGAAGAAGGCAAATGATGCTATTGAATGGATCGAGAAGCACGGATTTCATACCGAAGGCGAGAAAGCTCCGGGCAATCTGATTTTAGAGTTGTGGCAAAAGTGTTTTGTTGCTTCACTTTTTGGGATAGTTGATTCCGAAGGCCGCAGGCAGTTCCGGGAAGTGGTTCTGATAATCGGTCGGAAGAACGGTAAGAGTTTACTTGCGGCTGCGATTGCCAAGTATGTTTGGTGGATTGAAGGCGGATTTGGCACGAAGGTATATAACATCGCGCCGAAGCTCGATCAAGCAGATATCATTTACAACAACATTTGGCAAATGACTCTTCTGGATCCGGAGTATCAAGAAAAAAAAGAGCTTTATTCGGAGTTAGATGCGCAACATCGGAAAATACATGATGATTCAGACATCCCGAAGCACAGAGTAACCGATCTGTATATAACCGCCACTAATTCAACGGTTAAGAAGATTGCATTCAGTGCCAAGAAGTCAGACGGATTCAATCCGAGCTTGTGCGTATGTGATGAGATAGCGGCATGGGAAGGCGAGCAAGGACTCAAACAGTATGAAGTTATGAAGTCCGGTATGGGTGCCAGAGCTGAAGGAATACTTCTCTCATGTACCACAGCAGGATATATCAATGACTCAATATATGACGAAATGCTCAAGCGAGCTACCCGGTTCTTGAAGGGAGATAGCAAGGAAAAGAAGTTATTGCCCTTTATTTACATGATAGATGATATCAGCAAGTGGAATGATATCAATGAGTTGCGGAAAAGCAATCCGAATTTAGGGGTATCGGTCAGTGTTGATTTTATGCTTGAAGAGATAGCGATTGCGGAACAATCGTTATCCAAGAAGGCGGAGTTCTTTACCAAGTATTGTTGTGTAAAACAGAACAGTTCGCTTGCATGGCTCGACACGGCAACGGTCAATAAATGTTTCGGGGATCCGCTAGAGATAGAAAAATTTCAATCAACATATGCGGTTGCAGGAATTGATCTATCGCAAACCACAGACTTAACGGCGGCGGTTGTGATTATCGAGAAGAACGGAGAATTATATGTGTTCTCAAAGGCATGGCTTCCGGCTGAAAAGTTGGATGATGCAATAGCGAGAGATGGCTTACCATATCGACAATATATTGAGAACGGACAGCTTGCACTCTCCGGAGATAACTACGTTGATTATCACGATTGTTACGAATGGTTATGCTCATTAGTTGAAGATTATGAAATCCTTCCTTTGATGGTTGGCTACGATAGATACTCTGCACAATATCTCATCCAGGATATGAACGCATACGGATTCAAAACGGATGATGTTTATCAAGGAGATAACCTCTGGGGAGTCCTGCAAGAGATGGAAGGGTTGTTTAAGGATGGCAAGGTTCATTGTGGCGATAATGATTTATTGAAAGTTCATATGCTGAATGCGGCCATTAAGATGAACACGGAGCGAGGCAGAGGAAGGTTAGTTAAGATCAAGCCAAGTATGCATATAGATTTACTTGCAGCAATGACGGATGCATTTTGTGTAAGACAAAAGCATTATGAGATGTTAGGCGATCAATTGAGGAATTAAGATGTCACTGTTTGACGCGATATTCAAAAACAAACCGAAAATAAAAGGAAAATATGAGGGAGAGTTTAAGATGCTTAATGGCTATACTCCCCATTTTACTACTTTTTATGGTTCGGTATATGAGTCGCAGCTCATCCGGTCCGCAATCAATATCCGCGCGGTTCATAATGCGAAGTTGAAGATTGAGATAGGTGGAGCGGCACGGCCTGCATTAAGAGGAAAGTTGCAGCACGCGCCTAACCAATTCCAAACATGGTATCAGTTCCTTTATAGGTTATCTACCATTTTGGATGTTCATAACACGGCATTCATCTGCCCGGTATATGACCAATATGGAGAACCATCCGGAATAATTACTCCGCTTCCGCACAGATGTGAAGTAATTCAGTATAGCGGAGTTCCCTATTTGCGTTATGAGTTCTCAAACGGACAAAGAGCGGCTATCGAATTAGATTATTGCGGAATAATGACCAAGTTTCAATACAAGGATGATCTGTTTGGAGAGTCAAACAAGGCATTATATCCGACTATCGATTTAATTGACATTCAGAATCAGGGCATTAAAGAAGGTGTTAAGAGCGCGGCTACATACAGATTCTATGCGCAAGTTAATAACTTCACAAAAGCCGAGGATCTTGCGAAAGAGCGTAAACGCTTTACGGAAGAAAATTTTGCAAAAGATTCAGAAGGCGGCGGAGTTCTTCTCTTTCCGAATACATATAGCAACATCAACCAAGTCAAGAGCGATCCTTGGGTAGTGGATCCGGAAGAAGAGAAGGTTATTAAGTCAAATGTGTTTGATTATTTCAACGTAAATGAAGAGATACTTCAATCACAGAGTTACGGTGATAAAAGGGTAGCATTCTATGAAGGTGTAAGCGAACCATTTGCGATACAGTTCTCGGAAGTGGTTACAAAAATGCTGTTTACCTTACGGGAACAGACACAAGGAAATTTTGTAATGGCTTCCGCTAACCGCTTACAGTACATGAGCAACAAGGAAAAACTCGATGTATCGGCTCAATTAGCGGACAGAGGCATTCTTAACAGAGATGAAGTAAGAGAGATATGGAATCTTCCGCCACTTCCGAACGGTGAAGGACAGGCTTATATCATCCGAGGCGAATATAAAAACGCAGCGGATCAGGTGTCAGAGGAGAGCAATGATGAAGAAGGAAATCAGAGCGTTTAATTTTGAAATCCGGGCAGAACAAAACGAAGAACACGGACATTATCTGTCAGGCAGACCGATAGTGTACGATGCAACAACGGATCTTGGGTGGTATGACGAGCGTATAGCCAAAGGTGCGCTTGATGATGCTGATTTGAGAGACATTCGTTTCTTAATAAATCACAATACGGACATGATTCCGCTTGCAAGGAGTCGGAACAACAATGCTAACAGCACAATGCAATTAAGCGTTGATGATGAAGGAATGCTTATAAGAGTTGATCTTGACACCGAGAACAACACGGAAGCAAGAAATCTGTACTCGGCGGTTGAAAGAGGCGATCTTGACGGTATGTCATTCATGTTTGTTGTCGGTTCTGATGAATGGGACGACATCGACAGCGAACATCCGACAAGGACAATCACAAAGTTAAGCAAGGTATTTGAAGTGTCGGCGGTTACATTCCCGGCATATGAGCAGACTTCCATTAGTGCGAGAGGCTTATCTGATGCGCTGGATAGTGCAAAGGAATCGTTGGAGAGCGTAAAGGCTGAAAAACGCGCTATTGAAGATAAAAAGCGTAAAATCCGCATACTTGCGGAAATGTAAGAGAGAGGAGGAATCAAATGGAATTGAAAGAAATGACCATTGAACAGCTTGAAGAGCGCAAGAGTGCCATTGCTTCAGAGATTGAGACAGATGGTGCAGACCTTGAAGCACTTGAGGCGGAAGTTAAGTCAATCAATACAGAGATGGAAACCAGAAAAGCAGAAGAAGCAAAGAAAGCCGAGATCAGACAGGCGGTAGCACAGGGTGCAGGCACTGTTGTAGTCGAAGCTCCAAAAGAGGAGAGAGAATCAATGAAAGACATAGCAGAAGTTAGAAACTCGAAAGAGTACATTGACGCATACGCAGAATATCTCAAGACAGGTAACGTTGAGGAAATGAGAAGCGCAACCGCACTTCTTACCACGAACGTATCAGGCGGCGAGATCGCAGTTCCCGATTTTGTTTATGACATCATCAAGACAGCTTGGGATCGCAATGAGATTATGAGTCTTGTTAACAAGGTAAATCTTGCAGGCAATCTCAAGGTTAACTTTGAAATCAGCGGTTCGGATGCTGTTGTTCAT